TGCCGCTCCATCATTAGTCGGTTGGGTTTGGGGAAGGTTTTCACGATCGGCAGCTTCCTGCGCTGTCAGCCGATCATGCACGTCCATCATCATTTTATGATACGACCCTTCCACATCGGAGCCAGTTTTTGCTTTCTTCAAGGCCAGATCGGCCCCTTTAAGGATAGTGTCGTTGTGCAACTTGAGGGCTCCGATCCGAGCGTTGAGCAAGCCAATCTGCTCTTTCGTCCCTTCCCCGTCTGCAGATGCGAATTTCTCTGCAGCTTGTGCACGCAATTCCAGGATCTTCGCTCTGTTGAGGGCAACAGTCTGCTGCAACTTCGCCACTTCCAACAGCATATCGTCGTGATGCTCCTGCTTTTCCTGCTCCAGCTTCGCCATTGCAATCTGCGTCTTCGGATCAACCGGGGGTTTGACGGCACGCGGGCCTTGCGGATCAGGGAATATCTCTTCCACATCCCATTCGTTAGCCTCCAGCCACATGCGAGAGACCACTGCCTTGTCCCAGAGGGCTCCCAGGGGGGTCATAGCTGCCTGCGCGAGCTTATCAGCTTTCTCTTTCCTCTGCGACATGCTGACTACAGTCGGGTCGGCTGAAGGAAACACCCGGAAGTTGCCCTGCCGGTAGTCGTCAGCTTGCAAAATTGCATCCGGGCCTTGCGTGAGTTCCCAGAACCTAGGAGAATGCTGGAAGAAAGTCTGATTGAGCTTGTAATGAATGGTCAGTTCGTGGCGGAAGGAGCGATACATCCGGTTGTGGATGCCGGAGAAGAGCATCATGCCTTGTTCAACAGTCACTTGGGAGGTAGTTGCCGGGGTGTTCTGCCCAGGAGAAACCCCGGTCATGATGTCCGTGGCCGAGCTGATCTTTTCCCCATACTGAATAAGCACACCCAATAACTGAAATAGAACATCACTAGGAGCATTCACCGGGAGGGGGAAAATAGACTTACGCAAATCATCCCCAGTCGAATCAACATGTTTCCATTCAAACGGATCGAAGCTAGTTTTTCCTGCTTTCATCCTAGCCCCACGTGCCATCCAGCCACCAGCAGTGGTTTGCATTGTCCCACAATCAATCAGTTGGTTGATGATGGTGGAGACGGCCTCATTAACAGGCCCGAGCAGAGCTCCAAGCCCTAATCCATAGAACCCACCATCGGGGGATGGCACAAAGGTGTATTTAGTAAAGAACTGCACCGGGTCGATTCGGATGACCGTGTTCTCTTTGCTGTTACGAACGGCGACAGCACGTCTTTCCAAAAGGGAGGCTTGTGCAGCATCTGTTGCAAGGTTTGCCAGAGTTTCAAATTGGCGTTGACGCGCGTCTAACCGCCTGTGGATAGAACCATCATCATAAAAGCGAGCAACAATACGGTACAAGTGGCCAGTATCTTCTCGTACGCTGATAATATAGGGCTCCCGATAGCCGTCACCATCAAGATCCAACCAGCAATACTGCTCCAGCACTCGAACATCTTCGGATTCGGCATTCGGGGAGAGGCCTTGGACTTCTCTGGCGGCACGTTCCAGCATGTTGACCATGATCTGGTCAGGAGATGACGCGTGGGTGTTTTCTTCCTTGATAAAGATCTTCCGATGAATCCTCTCCATCAGCTTGTTCTCATCCATGTTAATCACATGGGTGTAGCGCTGAGCCGTGAGCAGGTTCTTGCAGTTGTAATCAACTACGAAGTTCTGTGCCGGGACGAACTCGCTGCAGTTGATCCCAGAAACTGCGTCGTAACTGGTTTTCTTAAAAGCCGATCCGAGCAAGCTAGCCGCGAATTTCGTCTGCTCATCCATATCCGCCCATGCCGGGTCATCATCAGTCAGCTGGATATTAATATGCCGACTAATCCGTTTTGCCCTGGCCATCTTCTTTCCTTCAGGATCTTCCCCTTGAATTCGGAAGTTAGCCAGATTACTGCCTTTGGTAAGGATGGAGATTCGCGCGAGGAATTGCAATGCTCCGACAGTCACCAACGGAAACTTCACATTGCTCGCATTTGTCCAGGGGAAATTCTTCATCTCCTTCACCTGCAGGGCGATCTTCATAGCCTCTGCATGTTGCTCAGACCATTGAGTGCGGCTGGAGATGTCTTTCACATAACCCCCAACGACCCAGCGACCGAGAGCCTTCCGCGTGTCCTCATCCAGCTTTTCTGCCAAATTCGGACTGTTCAAAATCTCATCCAGATCAAATCGCTGTTTGATTTCTGGCTCTGCGGGCATGCTGACCGAATCTTGCTGCGCAATTGTTGCTGACATAGCGGTTAATATCCTGTAGTTGCGTTTCGGCCTTGATGCCCAGGCGGATCGGTGCGGGCTGCTTCCAGCTCTTCCTCGGTCATGAAGTCTTCTTCAGTCATCATAGGTAGAGAGTCGAAGCCTCGGGACAAGATAGCAGAGCTGTCGAATTGGTCATCAAGGATCGAGTCGGAGTAGCCAGTGAACCGCAGGCATTCGTGTTCGTAGTCGGGATACCATTCGGCTTGCTTATCGAATTTGCAGGTAGCCGCTTTCATACGCTTCTGCCAGGATCGTCCGCGAGTGGCTTTGTCCTTAACCGAGGGAAGAGGGACGATATTGAGGAAGATGTTTTTGATCCGCATGTCCTGCAGAAGGATCGGCTCGATCGCTTTCCAGATCACACCATCTTCGACAAACCACACATCAGGATGGATCTGTTCTTCATACTCCAGCATTTTGTCAATGATTTCATCTGTCCCCCATCGGCCCTTGTCCTGATGGAAGAAGTTGAGAGTGTTGTTTACCGTCCTGCCCGCGAATGTGAACGAGCTGCGGTTTGCTTTAGCAGCCTTACTAATAGCAAAATCGACCCCAGCAGCAATCTGCACGTCCGCATCGAAGTCCTCTTCTTCCATCGGGTTGAAGTATTCTTTCTTGAGGTAGCCGTCCGTGTTGTCATAAGGATCGTTGAGGTATTCTTGGGAATAGCCAGAAGAGTCGTTATCGTCGATGTATCGCTGGCGGATTGCCTGGAGGTCGGATTCGGTGAACTGCTCCGGCCAGAGGATTTCGGAGAAATCATCATAGGCTTTGTGAGCCTTGTAGAATTTTACCTGCCAGCTCTTGTTCTCGCGGGTTTGCTTGTGGAAGCGGGCTAGTAATGAATCCTCATGCAGGATGGTCCCATGCACTCGAATCTTACCGCCTCTCCGCAGTGCCGGCATGGCAGCACGATTGAACCATTTTCTAAACTTTTCCCGTCGTTCTTTATTTTCAACTTGTTCATCATCTTCAAGATCATCGCAGACGATAAGACCTGGTCGCATACCGCGCCACTTACGCCCTCGCAGTTTCTGCCCCGACCCCCGAGCAAGTATTCGGAACTGGTGTCCATCATTGAATTCAACGATGATTTCAGTTTTGCTGTTGGTGATGAATCCTTTGATTCCGAAGTCGGTGATGAGTTCTTCATTTTCAGTTAGCTCCCGGCTGATGTCGCCCAAGTGTTCAATTGCCAATTCCTCATTAGTGGAAATGAGGATGACGTAGGATTCTACCCGGAACAGGCACGTCGCTAGGATAAAGACATGGGTGAGTGCGGAGGATTTGGCGTGACCGCGCGGGGCGATGACAGAGGCCTGCAGGGCATTCGAGCTATACAACTCCCAACCTTCCCGGTGGAATTGAGGGGTCGGTTTAGGCTCGTCAAAGCCTGAGTAGAGATAGGTTACAGCAAAGCCCTCAATGAGTTCGGCATTGAGTTCTGTTCTCTTGAGAGTTGTCTGCAGACTATTCGCCATTCGGGATTTCCTTCACTTCCACATCCACGGTGTTGGACGCTTCCGCTTCTTTTCGCTTTTGCATAGCCGCCATGATGCGCTCCGCGACCTTCTCTGAAGAGTTCTGGGGGATGTCTTCAGGAGAGATTGGCTTTTCTACCTTCTGCCCCACGCCCAGTGCCTTGATCCCGAGTTCGGCGATCTTAACTACAGTCATGTCAGGGAGAGCCTTGCCCGCTTCGAGCTTTTCCTGGAGGACAGTCAGAGAGCGAATGGTTAGGCCACGAAAGCGCTCTTCAAGAGTCATTGCATATTCGGGATTGAGTACCTGCGAGCGATGTGGATCGAGAGCGGTTTGAAAAGACTGGGAGGCAAGCACCTGCGCCACCCACGACTGCGGACGGCCGAAAATCTCTCCGAGCTGCTTCGGGCTGTAGTCAGGATTGTTGAGGATGATGTCAACCATCAGTTCTGGCGAGTAGCGAAGAGCGGAAGAGGCTGTAGGAGGGCTTGTAGATGCAAGTGTATTCGCATCAGCCATCTGTTGAATAGCTATTGCAAATTCGTCGGACATCACAGCCCCTTCAGGCCGGTTGCAGCAATGCCAAGAGCATCAAGAGCAAATGATGCAGAAGCGTCGGGTCCATCGAGAACCTCCTGGATTCGGTCTATTGCTTTGACGGTGATGCCAGACAGGCGATCTTCGATAGAACGACGGATAGCTGGATCGACCAACAAGGCCTTCCGCTCCGCGATTCGGGACTGAAAGCTATCTGCACATCGGATGTGGGAAATCCACGCTTCCGAGTAATCGAAGATCGTGGCAAGTTCCTTATTCGTGACTGTCGGCTCAGCAATAATCAGATCAATCATCGCTTCATGGGTATATTTCAGTTTCATTGCATCCCTCCAGGGGCTAATTTAACGTGAAGATAACATATTCGCACGCTACGCGCGAAGCCCCCGTGAGGTCAGCCAGCAACAACTAGGGACAGAACAACAATTCAGCGGATTTTCTACATAAATTAACAATTAGTAATCCCGGAAGGAAACCCACCTACAGCCTCGCACGCACCGCAATCGACTACCCCCTCTCGCAAACTGGCTCGCGGGTAAGGGAATAAATTATGAGAAAAACCCCTACTAAGAGAAAAAACTAACAGTAGGATGCTAGGAATTGTTATCAGTAATCGAGAGAATTGAAAAATTTCAGAAAAAATAGGATGGTGTCTTGCAAATTTTCACACCTCCTTCGGAATTTCCCCCTCCCTACCCCTCGCGCACTCCCCATTTGACATAATCACCAATTATCAACATTTGGCAGCCCGCAGCCCGATAGTGACCACTCACATACATCTAAAGCGATAGCTCTAACACACGGCCTCACATCGATGGCTGACCATGAGAGCTAGCGTGCTATGCTAATGACGGTAGTGAGTGGGAGGGGCTAGCGATTAGGTGTCACGCGTACCGTAGCTCCATGGCTGATTCATCTCCTCATTCCTCTAATATGTATTGTCAGTCGTGCGAGTTGTTCACATACGAAATGGCTTACCCGCGAGTCAGTTAGGTGAGATGGTAGTCGATTACATCCGATAGTCAGCCACGTAGAACCTGATAGATAAATATCATCGCGTTGAGGCTTGGAAAATGGTCTATATTTCTAACCGTAGTACCGCAGCATGCAACGCCCGAAATGCGGTATGCAACCAACCGGAGATTGAAATGAGCAACGGCGTAATCACTAGTGATGAGTTGATGGCAATGTTCCCGGAACTCGGATTCGAACTGCCCTGCGAGTTCGTGATTGATGATGGCTCGTTCGGGGTATCCATGCGGGGGTTCTACACGCCGTCTGAACTTAAAATGATGTGCAAGCAATGTGAACATGCCAACACGGTGTTTGATCGGTGCCCGCGTACGAAAGAAGCACGTGACGCATTGATCACGGCAAATGAGCGGGCAAAGGAGCTGAACTATATGTTTAGTGTGTTAAGTAAAAATCACATCGCACATATCAACTATGCATCGGATGTGATTGAAGTTAGAGACGAACGTAATACGGGTAAAGGGCAGACTTATTGGGCCACGGTGGAAATCCGGGATGAGAAGGAGCTGGATCAATTTCTGTACGGTAACAATTAAAAGGAGATAGAAATGTTCGCAATCGGGTCTCTGGTTCGGGTTGTGTGTAGTGCGCATGAGGCAAACGACGCGTGCGGTTATGTCGTGCTCGCGGAATCTGACGAGACGGGTGAGCGGTATCTCGTAAATTTCAGGACGACTTTCGGTGAGTATGCAGATTGGATTCACGGCGACCTGTTGGTAGAGGGGAAATAGCATGCAACATCAATTCATCGCTTGGGTAGACGGGGTTTACTACATCACCCGTCCGGTTGTTCACGTAACGAAGGGGGCGTCATGAGAAAGTACCAAATCACCGTGCTCGCCGCACCTATCGCGGGCAGTGGTATTACGACTCACGAGTATAGGGCTGAAGCGGCGGAGCAAGCTGTAAAGGATTTCTGGGCCGATGTAGAGGCATTCGGATTGGACGTGTCCGCTGTTATTAGTGTGGTGGGGGTGCTGTCATGAAACAAATTCTTTTCGGCGTAGTTCTCCTAGTCGTATGTGGAGTCGCCAATGTCTACGCATCCAACGCATCCGCCAATCACGGGCACCACGGCGGTGGCAATAGCGGCGCACTAGGATCGGCTGCGCACGGCTCGCAATCGGGAGCTAGTAGCAATGGCGGGGGGAATGGTGGCAATGGTGGCGCGGGGGATTGCGACTTCGCGCATTATGTGTTGTGTGGGAAGGGGAATTGAGATGTTCTACGCTGAATTCGGGGTGACTGTCTACGCGACCCACCGCTCGTTACACCTCGCTATCCGCCATCGGTGTTACGAGGTGTGGTGCAATGTGAGGTTCCTGCATTGCGTGAGCTATGATGATGTAGTGTGGTGTTAGGCTGAGAGTGCGAGTTTCCACCCGCGATTGCTAATTAGTAAAGTATGGGGGAAACCCCGATAGGAGGCTGTATGGACGAGCAATCGAATTGGGAGTACTGGAAAGGGGAGTGGAAATTGTGTCGTGATGACACCCTCGAAACTCTCCACGGCATCTATACATTCGTCATGGTCATGGCAATGCTTGTCGGTGTCATAGCGTGTTTGAAATTTGTGTGGTATCTGGTATGAAACACCACTCCCACTCAATCGGATGGCGGCGCGCGAATCGGCACGACATCCCGCTATGGAAAGAATTTCTCGCACTCGGAGCATGCTACGTGTTGTGCATCGGGCTGGTCGTGACCGTAGTCATCATGATGTGCAAATAGTTGTAGAGAGTGCTTGCAACTCTCAGTCTTTTGCTCTAATGTATCTCCATGCGACGGGATAATGTACCTCGCAAAACGGTAGTGGGACCGAATCCCTCATCTGCTTAAAAGAGGCTCAATCATGGCAATCGTATCCAGCAAGAAGTCCACAATCTCCGCTGACGTCTACCTCCCGAAAATGACGCTTACACTCAACTTCTCAAACGGGAAAGAGATTGTCGTAGATGCCAACGTACTCAATGACGACATCCGCAACATGGCAATTCTCCACGGGCTGAAGCAAAAACTCGTAGATGCTGCAGCGATCTCTCGGAACCTCGACACCGGCGCATCGGCCAGCGTGGATGACAAGTACCTCGCGGTGAAGAAAATCGCTGATCGGCTCGCCTCGCCGGACGGCAAGTGGAATGAGAACCGGGCGAGCGGTGAGGGCACCACATCCACAGCGGGCGTGAACAACATCCTGCTCCGCGCTCTCATGAAAATGACTGGACGTGACGAGTTGTATGTTCGTGATTACCTCTCGGCAAAGACCAAAGAGCAGCGCGCCGCGCTTCGCAAAAACCCTCGTGTGGTGCAAATTATGGCGGAACTGCAGGCCGCTACGGTCGTGAATGGCGTCAACACGGACGATCTGCTCAATGAGTTGGGCATGGAGCCGCAGCCGGATGAAAACGCGGGGGATGGTTCGGGGATTGAAGCGGACATCGCAGAGCAACCCACTCCGGTTGCCGCGAAACTCAACGCACGCACGAGCAAGAAGAAGCTCGTTTCCATCTCCGAATAGCCCAAGCACCGATCCCACGCCCATAGTTCTGCATTGCGGAGCTATCCGCGTGGGATTAAAATAAACCTGCCCCCGGCGGGGATGGAGTCGAAAATGAATTCGAATGTGAGTGAGGGGGTTGTGGTGTTCATTCGCTACATCACCTACAAAAAACATTGTGCTAGGGAATGCACGCAACCTGTTAGCTATGCGGCATGGATGTGGCTGCGGGGGCTGATCGACGTGCGGCCCTACTAGGAGATTGCCTATGTTCCTAATCCGTTTCATCGTTGCCATAATAATGTTTTTCTCTGGCCTTTTCTGGCTATTACAACACGGGTATTTCTAAGGGGAAATCGGGGGGCCGATAGTTTCACGTGAAACAAACTGGAGGCTCACATGCACCAATATCAAGTGATTGTGGAAACGAGCGGTCATCGGTTGTTTGAGACCAATTGGGTGACGGGTAGGGATAGCGTAGAGCCGTTAGCGATGTTGCTCGCGTCCCTCTTCCCCGAACCGACCTACCGCGTATCGGTGATGCATCGTATGGTGGATTTGACAGCAACGGAATGGGGTGAGTTTGTAGTCGCGGCTCACTCTTAATTTAGGAATATCCCACCGGGATTACTAATTTGTAATTTCGGTGGGAAATTGGAGGCTCAGATGGCAGAAGAACGACACATAGCAACGATGGAACAATGGCAACGTCCGGTCTCCCCGGCAATCACGGAACAACTCTGCAAAACCGTAGCCGATCACGAAACCCGGCACAAATCCCTACGAGAGGTGTGTGAGAATCGCTACCAGCTCGCTCTCGCATCCACCCCTAACAGCATGTCCGATCAGGAGAAATTCCTATGGCGGATGGGGTTTGCTGAAGGCATGTCGGTGGTATTGGAATACATCAAATCGGCCGGACCTGCGCCGCGTTAGCTATTCCGATATCTCGCTATCAACCAACTCACGGCCCCGCTCTAGGGGCCGATTTACTTGCTGGTTTCATTAACTAGGGTAAACCTGCTACCATCCGAGGAAATGCCGGGACCATCGATCATGTTCTCGGGACCATCCGCCATTTTCGGGAGTTTTCAGGTATGCCACGCTCAACACAATTGAAGGATTTCGGCCCAGAATTCGAGGAAGTTCTACGTCGCGTAGACAAAGCTATGCATGAAGGTAGGGCCGAATTCTCGATTGACTTTGCCGAACAGAAGATTGCCCACTCCCTTCGCTTTCGAATTCTCAAATATTTTAAAGCTCTGCGTTCGTGTGGGGACCGCCCGGACCTCGTGCCTATGTGCGAACACCTCTCTATGCGCGTAGCCGGTTGCACGCTCCATTTCTACCGTCGCGGTGACGATAAGGACGCTGCGGCCCTCCGAGATGCCCTAGGAATCGACCGACAAACGCCAATCAACCATCCCTCAACCCTAGATAGCAATCTCGAATTGCTACGGCAAATCCGCAAAACGAAGGACTAACGGCAGGCGGTTGACATCCGAATTGCTCTGCTCTATAGTTGACCCCATCGAATCAACGAACAACCGGCAACCGGGCCGACTCCCGGAACAACCAACCTGGAGTAAGTAACAATGACGGAACATGTTGAAGTGGGCACGACAGCAACCACGAAGGCAAAGCGCGAAGTGAAAACCATCGTCATGACGGATGGTCGTGAGGTGGAGTTTGCAGGCAAGCGCCGACTGCTCAAGACCGCAGATATTTCGGAAGATGGCTTCGACGTGACGATCCGCCTGGATTTCGTAAATGGCGAAACGCGCAGCCTGAAGCTCGCAGCGAACAAGCCCCTCTTCGCGAAGTTTGCCGCTCATGGCATGCTGCAAAAGCTCGGTGATGAAGTCGCAGGTCTGGAAGATGTGGAAGACATGGTGATCGCCGAAGAAGAACTCATCGCGCGACTGGAAGCTGGTGAGTGGGGTGCGGAGCGCACGAAGAGCGAAAGCTCGGCAATGGCTGGTCTTTCGGTTCTCGCGAAAGCTCTGGTTGAAGTCTCCGGCAAGACCGCAGAACAGGTTAAGAGCTACCTGAAGAGCAAGACCAATTCGGAGAAGCTGGCCCTGCGCGCTAATCCGACGATCAAGCCGATCATTGAGAAGCTGGAAGCCGCGAAGAAGCAAAAGCCGAAGGGTGAGGCGGTGGACACGGATGCGTTGCTGGAAGAACTGGGTGGTGGTGACGAGTAAGATCCGCGAAAGCGGAGGCAGCGGGCCGTAGCTGATAAAAGGACGGCTAGGTGGTAACTCCCGAATGTAGTGCGACCCAGACTTCGCGACCTGGGACGGGCCGACGAAACCCTTGGACACGTACCTCGGCCCCCTAATTTGCAGTAATAGGGAAAGAATTGAGCCTCCTTTCCATCCGCCTTACTGCTCCAAAAGCCCCTTTCGCCCCCGCGTCAGGGGCTTTTCCTATTTCCCACCGCTATTACTAATTAGTACTTTCTGCGGGAAACTCTCTAGAAAACTGGATTGCAATTTCCACATACAAAACTCATAATAAAAACTCATTCGGAGGCTCACTCATGACAATCGATTCGGCTATAGACGAATTCGCAGACCTCGATTCCCTTCTCGGGGAATCCGTAGACCTGCAAAAGAAGCAGCGCGAACAAAAACAAGGCATCAAAGCCTCCCGCAAGGGGGCAGTCCTCCCCAAAACGGCCAGCTGGATGACCGGGCCGGAAGTAGAAGCCCACTATAAGGACGTCCAGAAGATCAAGGACCGTGCGGAAGGCTGGTCCAACATCTCCGCAGTACTCTTAATCCATTCCCAAGTGTGTTCCACCTGCCATTCAGAGCACCAACGCGTGGAAGGTGTCTTCATCAAGAAAGAACACCTTCGCTTGCGGGCGATCAGCTACCTCACCCCTAAGGACTCTTTCGAACTCTCCCGACTTTCTAGGGAGGTGGAAATCCGCCCGCAGTATGTTTCTATGTGCCCGGCTTGCTACGAATCGCAGGGCTGGTCTGGTATCCCTATTTCTCTTAAGGAGTAGCCCGCATGGGACGCCCCCGTAAAACCTCCGCTCCGCAACGTGTCGGCATTGTCCTGCCGGACCACCTCGTAGCGCGTATCGACTCCTACCTAACCTCCGAGGTGGAGAACCGAATCCCTCATGGGGTGAAATCAGCTTTCTTTGAGCAATTGGTTCGAGAATACTTCCAAAAGCTGGATGGGACTTTTTCGGAGATTGAAGAATCGCTGGAGATGGTGAAATGACGGACGAAAAGACTGCCGCTCCCGCGAAATCGTGCGGCGACGCCGAGCAAGCAGACGAGGCGGTGACTGATGACGTATTTGGCTGGCTCGAAACAGAAGTCACCGCAATTTCGTGCCGCTATCACGGCGACCCGTCATATGACCATGACGCTTACTGGATGCGAGATCGCGTCGTGAAGCTGATCGGGGAAGCTCGCAACTTGTTCGTCGAAGCGATGCGCGGCGAGGACGCCGCAAAGGGGGCGATAGGGGAGCGGGAAGCTTTTGAGGCGGCTCTGTATGTCGCCGAGCAGCGCTTACGCAAGATCAGCGAACTGATGGCCGAGGGGCACGACTTCATCGACAAAGGCCGCACCGTCGAAATTTGGGCGGATCAAGCCCGCGCCGCCCTCACCGCCGGAAAGGTGGTGCAAGCGGAGAAGAAGTCATGAAAGTCACCACAGCCGAATATGCCTCTATAATCAAAGACTCTCGAACAGTCGCCCGTAACCGGCTAGAGGCAATGGTTAAGCGCGGCCAGGCAAAGAAATCAATTCGCCCCAATGTTGTTGTTTTTAATCTCTTGGGGGCGAAGGTGAAACATGCTGATGTGATTGAATATGAACTTTTAACTGAAGAGAACTTGGAGGTGGTGAAATGAGAACTGAAATCTTAAATCAGATCGAAAAAGAAAGAGAGAGGCAGGATCTTAAATGGGGAGGCCCTGCCCATGACGATAGGCACGATGAGCGAGACTGGCTTCATTATTTGGAACATCAGCTGTTTGGTTATGTGAGAGCCTCCACTATTTGGGAAGGTAGGGCTAGATTACTCAAACTTGCCGCTCTCACTGTCGCAGTTATAGAATCCATTGACCGGCAGGAGAAAAAATGATCCCCCTCGAACGACGTGATGCTGCAGTTTCCTGCTGGCTCAAGCCTTCCGACCTCGGCAAAACCCCGCATGGAGCAATGGATTTCCGAAACTGCTCCATGTGGTCAGTCACAGAACACAAGCCCCAACCGAACACTGTGGTTTACATCTCTGGGCCTGTGACCGATATTGAAGACAACAATCGCCCGCAATTTCTCTTTGCACAGCAGATGCTCCTATCCGCTGGCTGTTCCATCTTCAACCCGATCCACATTGAAGGACCGATTGACCCCTTGCGGGGAGATGCTATGCACCAGTACTACATGCATTTCTGCGTCCGCGCTCTCCCCGAATGTGATGCAATTTTTCTGCTCCCGGATTGGCAGAACTCAAAAGGAGCTAAGTGGGAAAAGAAAATTGCAGATATGTTGGGGTTGAGTGTTTATTACGCACCGGTACTGGAGGAATCGAAATGAAAATAGAGAGAGAATTTTCTCCAATCACGCTAACTCTCGAAACTGAGCTGGACAGAAACTTACTTCTCTGGATGGCAGAATTTGCAATGCAGACTGTGCGAGCAGAGAGGGACCCCGAAGTCAAGGATTGGTTGAAGCATCTTACTAAATTTTTGTAATCCTTCCACCACCGCAAGCGGTGACAGTTAACTTTTAAGGCTCACTTTTCATGAATCATGAAGAAATCCTCCAAGCAGGGGCGGACTCGTCCCTCTACCAGCAAGAAGCCCCGTTCCAATTCATCTCGGAACAGCTCAAAGCAATCGAAGAACTCCTTACCTTCATCAGCAGCCCCCTCCTCACCAATTGGTGTTTCTGCTTCCGTGGATATGCAGGCACAGGGAAAACCTCTTGCATGCGGGAGGTCGTCCGCCGAATTGGGGCGTCTAATGTGCGAATTTCTTACACTGCTCCAACAAACAAGGCAGCGAAAGTCCTTCGCGAGGTCGTGGGCCAAGCCTGCACGATCTATTCGCTGCTCGGATTACGAGTAGACAAGAATGGGGAGACTAAGCAAATTGCCCATGGGAAGCCAGTGGACTTGTCAGATACTGATGTGATTGTGGTCGATGAAGCCTCCATGGTCAACGAGCATCTCTTCGGACTCTTGGGCGACATCGCTGACAAGTTCGACCTGAAGGTAGTCTTTATGGGAGACCCGGCGCAGCTACCCCCTGTAAAGGAATCCGAATCCCTAGCCCTACGTGGTGATCTGGGCGTGCAACTCACCCGAGTAATGCGACATGACAACCAAATTCTCTCCCTCGTTTCTGATATTCGTCAGGTCATCTTCAGCCCGTCTCCGTGCGTCAGCATCAAATCAGACAACGACGGGCAGGAAGGGGTCTGGAAGCTTTCCAAGATGGACTTCAAAAAGCAGATCTTCGCTGCAGCTGCTCGGGGGGAATTCGCGGATGGTCGCACTACAAAGGTTATTAGCTGGAGAAACGTCAAAGTTGACGAGTACAACCAGATTGCGCGAACAGCTATCTTCGGAGCCGAGGCACAACCAGGATTCTTTCTGGTCGGTGATCGCGTGGTGGCAGCTGGTCCTTGTGAGCGCAATGATGAGTTGCTTCTGCATACCGACGACGAGGCGATAGTTGAAGGGGTGATTGAGTGTAAGCATCCGCTGGAGCCGAAGTATCACGCGTTGGAGCTGAAAGTCCGGCGGGAGGATAACCAAGTCGTCCGGTTGCTGGTAATCCATCCGATAAGCAAACAGCAGCATGATAACGACTGCCAGCTGCTTGCGCATGAGGCGCAGGCAAATCCAAAGCTGTGGAGAAGGTTTTGGGATCTGAAAGACCTTTTTATGGATGTCAGATTCGCTTACGCAATTACCGCTCATAGGTCACAGGGCAGTACATATAGAAATGTTCTCGTAGACTACTCCGATGTCTTATATAATCGCAATCGGAGGGAGGCTTTTCAGTGTTTATACGTGAGTTGCTCTAGAGCACAGAAAAAACTGTATTTGGGAGGTTGATATGGGAGGTAAAACTCCGTGGAGAGAGCTGCATAGAAAAGCCTATGATTGCTGGGTAAATATGAGGCAGCGATGCAACAATCCAAAGTGTCCTGTCTATCCCTATTACGGGGGCCGGGGTATTTCAGTTCACCCAGATTGGGATCTATTCCCCCAGTTTTTAGCTGATATGGGTGATCCGGCCGAAGGTCTAACTTTAGAAAGGCTTGATAACAGTAAAGGTTACGCAAAGAGTAATTGCCATTGGGCAACTATGGCAGAACAGAACGACAATAAAAGAGTTCAAAAAGTAAGGAACGATAGTGTTTCAGGTGTTAAAGGTGTAAGCATAAGAAAAGATGGGTACATTATAGCTATGACGCCCCAAAAATTCGGCTCCAAGCTCTTGTATACAGGCCGGGATTTGGAAGCTGCTATAGCTGCCAGAAAGAATTGGGAATTAACTCAAACTAAAACTGAATAGACATGGGTTTCCCCCATAGATTACTATTTGTTAATCCCGGTAGAAAACCAATTTGAGGAACTTTATGGCATCCGAATTGATTAACGAGCAAATCCAGGATTGGCGAGCCCGCGCAGCTCTCGGCCAGCTCTCAATCGAAGAAATGAAGCTTGCAATCGAGGCAATCCGCAAGGAGCGCGCGCAGCTGGAAGCTCCGAAACCGAAGGCGCGCGCTGCGTCGGGAGCTGCCAAAGCCCCGAAGAAGCAAAAACCGGAGGATGTGAACTCCGATGATCTGCTGAAGGAATTGGGTATTTAACCGTAGTACAACTACAGAGGCTCAAAATGCAGCAATCTCAACAAATGTTCATTCACGTAGATGAGCAAATGTACTACGACAGTGAAAAAGACAAATACGAAACGAAAATAGTCTATTCAGCTTCAACTGCTGATATGACTGAATATGGTTGGGTGATGCTTCCAGAACCTCAAACTTTTACTTTCGAGGTGCCAGATAGTTTTGACTTCAAGGCAGGTAAAGCAAAAGCTGTTCAGGTAGAAATGCAGATAGTGCGGGCAGAGTTTCAGAAAAAGATTACAGAATTGCAATCGGTGTACAACAGTCTTCTGGCGATTGAGGGCTAGGATATGCAAAAATTCCGCCCCATGTTCCCGAATGCTCTGGACTCTACTTTAATTGCGGCCTTCAGAGCATGCCCCCAGAAATTTTTCCTGAGCTATATTGAGCACTGGAAACCGGTAGCTAAGTCTGTGCATTTGGTCGCCGGTGGTGCATTCGCCTCAGCCATCGAAGCAGCCCGCGAAGCTTTCTACGTCGATGGCAAGTCTGACTCTGATGCTGAAGCGATCGGCATGACAGCTCTTATCAAGAGCTACGGGGATTTTGATTGCCCACCAGAATCGGCAAAATCCCTCGAACGCATGCTCGGAGCTTTCGAATTTTATCTCTTCAACTACCCATTAGGGGGCGATGGTGCGGAGCCGATTACTCTACCCAGCGGTCGCAAAGGCATCGAATTCTCGTTCGCAGAACCACTCAAAATCAACCATCCTGTTACTGGGAATCCCTTACTCTATACGGGACGTTCCGACATGGTTGCTAATCGACACGGAACAGGCATCTGGAACTACGACGAAAAAACCACGTCGGCGCTAGGTGCTACATTCGCCCGTCAGTGGGAGACGCGATCACAGTTTACAGGCTATAACTGGGCGTTGATGCAACAGAGTATAAAACCTCAGGGGACTATTGTTCGGGGTGTCTCAATTCTAAAGACAAAATACGACACGATGGAGGTTCCCACGTACCGATCCCCTCATGAGATTGCCCTGTGGGAAAAGCAAACCCTGCGAGATATCCGCAGGATGATTCAATGTTGGGAAGAAGGATACTGGGATTATGACCTCGACGGAGCTTGTACAGAATATGGCGGCTGCCAATTTCAGCGAATTTGTAAATCCAGTACGCCTGACGAATGGCTGCCAGCCCATTTCGTGCAAAGAGTGTGGGACCCCTTAGAGCGTGCCGAAATATCTGTTGCTGACTACGAAGCCAACTGGGGATTCACGCGTCCAGAAGGTGCTCCACCTGCCCCTCAATTGCCCGGCGTGTTCGCAGGCGACTCGAAGGCTCTCGGAGATGAGTTGCGCGGACTTCTCGGGTAGTTGTTATGGCTTATATCCGCCACTTTTGGGTCTCTGGGGATTATTTGGGATCTTCTGAGGACTCCCTCCGATTCGTTCACGCTGAAGCCCAGCAGCCGCAGCCCTACGCAATGTTCTGCCCTACGTGCGGAGAAATATGGGCGAGGATGCCGGTGGACGGCTCAACGCGGGAATGGCGGATCATCGGCGGGCATTGCGAGCAACACCCCGGCCCGTCCCGTTACGTGATCCCCGGTTCTTTGATTTTAAATTGGGAACCGGAGCTAACTGCGATCCTACCAGAGGATGTCATCCGAAGGGAATTTGAATTGCACCTACGATTGTGGGATAAGGAGATGGCCAATGGCCGAGAACTGGAAAAAACCTGAAGAAGATAACATGTCGATCGGGGAGTTGGCAGAGTGGCTGCAAAACCTCCCTGATTGCCTGCAGCATCTTCCAGTAACAGCAGTCTGTGGGGAGTTGTTGGTCTCCCTCCACCCACGCCGGTTTTTCTTCACCGATGGGGAGAGGTACTACTCCGATAAGATCCTAGAAGGGATGAAAACCTTCAACGGGATTTCACTTGAAATTGACGCGAATCCGAACCTATGACAACTATTGGCGAAATTGTGACAGCGGCAACGGCTCCTGATGAAATTGCACTATCGGGAGTTAATGTGTTGCTGATGGGTCCGGCGGGCACAGGGAAAACCCACAGTATCGGCACGCTGGTCGAAGCATCCCCAAAGCTGCAAGTTTTCTATCTCGGTCTTGAGCCGGGCTTGGAAACCTTGCAGGGATTTTGGAAGGATAAGGGAAAGCCTGTCCCGGAGAATTTCCATTGGCATCAATTGGCTGCTGCTAAAGCCTCCTTCACCGACCTTCTGGAAAATGCTAAACGGGTCAACACTATGTCATTGGAGACTCTGGCAAAAGCTAACGATCCAAACCGTAGTAAGCATAATCGATTTATCCATATGCTGGAGATTTTGAATAACTTCGTAGACGATCGGACGGGGAAAAACTACGGGGCTGTGGATGAGTGGGGCACAGATAAGGTCCTCGTAATTGATGGGATGGCAGGGCTCGCCCACATGGCCATGTCTTTGGTAGTTGGTAATAAACCTGTCCGTAACATCAGCGATTGGGGCATAGCTCAACAGCAGATCGAACAAATCATCCGACTATGGACAGACGCATGCAAGTGCCATTTTGTCTTAATTGCCCACGTAGAACGCGAGAAGGATGAAGTATTGGGGGGTATCAAATTGATGGTATCCACGTTAGGAGCAAAACTAGCCCCGAAGTTGCCCCCAATGTTCAGTGATTGCATCTTGACCGAACGTTCTGGGACTTCCTGGACTTGGAACACAGGATCGGCACAAGCGGACGTAAAAACTAGAAATCTACCAGTTTCAGAAAAACTGGCTGCGGATTTCAAACCCATCATTGAGAAGTGGCAAAAACGAGGTGGGGTGATTTAACTTGTCAGTGTATTTCCCCCCGCGATTACAAATTAGTAATTTCGGTAAATAACTCCTACTACAGACTCTGACACTCTGCAAAAACTTTGTTGATACATAAATTTTACCTGGTATACTGACATAAACTACGGCAAAATAGGTAAAATTATGATGGATCATTCAACACGGTCTAGATTTCTGCGGTATATACCAATTGGAGGTGCAGATGAATGTTGGGAATGGAAAGCTTCTTGCACTACCGGCGGTTATGGGCAGTTCGGTTTTGATGGGAAAAATCACCTAGCCCACAGACTTCAGTATGAAGAGGTTTTCGGAGAAATTCCAAAAGGGCTAGTTATAAGGCATAAATGCCACAACCGAAAATGCGTGAATCCTAACCATCTTTTATCAGGAACTCAAAAAGATAATATTCAAGATGCTGTAGCAGAGGGTAGAATGTCTATTGGTTCTAGAAATGGAAGATCTTTACTCACAGAAAGGGAGGTCTTAGAGATTAGAGAATTGCACCATTCAAGGATGGTTTCTTTACGAACCTTAGCTGATAAGTATGGTGTAAGTAATGGCGCAATACAAAATATCGTATATCGTCGTAGTTGGCAGTACCTGTAAAAAGAACCGAGGCCGATGCCAAAGTTTTCCATTTAATTTTTAGGAGAAATACCTTGTTCGACGCAGATAGCTTCCTTAATTCCGCAGTCTCCGGCGCAAACTCCACGAAAGTTGTCCCGTGCCCGATTGGCGAATATCCCGCAGTGATCGACAAAATCTCTGCACGTCAGTGGCAATCCAAAGACGGCACAAAAACGGGCGTAGCCTTGGATGTTAGCTGGTCAGTCGAAGACGACTCTGCCAAAGTAACTACCGGTCGGGATATCGTCAACGTCCGACAAGGCATCATGCTGGACCTCACCCCGGACGGTGCGGTTGACACGGCGGAAGGCAAGAACGTCGCCCTCGGTCGTTTGCGTGCGGCAGTCGGCCTCAACGATCCGTCGGTTGAATTCGCATTTAATCAGCTGCCGGGCCATATGGCTAAGGTGAAAGTCTCGCAACGCCCGGATGACCGCGACCCGGAGATTGTCTACGCGCAGGTGGATGCTGTAACGAGCTTGGGCTAAACGGCTCCCCACCGACAATCCGCCCTTCGGGGCGGTTCTTCCTGAATATAACAAGCAAGGCTCAGAAATGTCGATTAAACCTACCATCGGCCGTCAGGTTTGGTTCTACCCAGACGCCCGTGACATCGAAAATGGAGTTGATTTTCGTTTTCAGCCACTAGCAGCGACTGTAGTATACGTCCACAATGATTTGTTCCTTAATCTCCAGGTATTGGATGCTGTGGGGCAATCTTGGCTGTTTGAAGATATCCCCCTGTTTCAAACCGATAAACCCTGGGATTATACCGGGCGTTGCTGCCAATGGACGCCCTATCAGCGCCAACAAGCTGCTGTGTATTCCTGTGCTGAGGGCGAAAAACCGGCAGATGCTAGAAACCACCAAACAAACTGGACTTTGTAACCATGCTCGCCCTCTTCATCGCCGTGTTTGTGCTAGTGAAGCTTGACGCGCAATGGCCGTGGTGGGCAATTTTCGCCATGGTCGTGTTTTGCACAGCTGTCATGGCGTTAACTAAGCAAGGGTAATTAACACCTACCCAAACCCCAAGGGAGCCTCTGCGCTCCCTTTTCCACTGAAACCCTCCACACGAACTAGGACTCCCTAGTATGCAAGCTCAACTAATCAAAACATCTGATGTCATCATTGACCCTAACCGGCAGCGCAGGGAATTCAACTCGCAAGACCTAGCCGAACTAGCGGCGGGCGTTCGTATGCACGGCCTCATGCATGCGATTGTTCTCCGGGAGCGTGATGGCGCTATGGTTCTCGTCGCGGGAGAACGCCGAATGCGTGCCGTGGCTGAGGTGCGAATGCTCGGCGGCGAGGTCCGCTATAATGAGGAGGTGATACCTGATGGATTCCTACCCTACGTTACCCTCGGCCAGCTCTCGCCACTCGAAGCAGAGCAGGCGGAACTTGATGAGAACTTGCAGCGAAAAGACCTCACATGGCAAGAGCGATCTGCCGCCCTCGCCCGTCTTCATAATCTTAGAAGTAAGCAAGCTCAAGCTGAGGGCCGCGTCCATACTGTTGCTGATACGGCAGTTGAGGTCAAGGGTCGCTCTGACGGGAACTTCCAAAACACAGTCCGAAAGGACATCATCGTCAGCAACTACCTCCACATCCCTGAGGTAGCCAAAGCCCGCACGGCTGACGAGGGGTTTAAAATCCTCAAAAAGATGGAAGAAGCGAAGAAGCATAAGGAACTTGCCAAGCAAATCGGTTCTACCCTCACGCACGAATCCCATAAGATTTTCAACACGAACTGCATCTCATGGATGCTTTCCACTGACCCGGAGCAATTTGATGTTATTCTCACAGACCCACCTTACGGGATGGGAGCAGATGAATTCGGTGATAGCGCTGGAAAGATGGGTGGAATTGAACACCACTACAGAGATGATTACGAATCTTGGCGATCTCTCATGGCAGAATGGGCACCGTTGGCCTACAGGGTGGCAAAACAGGAGGCTCACGCTTATGTCTTCTGCGATCTCGACAATTTTCACGAACTCAAGAGAATTATGCAAGGAGCCGGTTGGTGGGTCACCCGTACTCCGTTTATCTGCACCAAGCCCAACTCTGGTCGCGTCCCCCACCCCGAACACGGCCCCCGTCGCCAATGGGAGATGATCCTCTATGCTATCAAGGGCAAGAAGAAAACACTTGGAATCTATCCAGATGTTATCACGACCTTTGCGGATCCAAATACTTCCCACGGGGCTCAGAAACCAGTGGCTCTGTACAGCGATTTGCTCAAAAGAAGCTGTCGACCAGGAGATAGAGTCCTCGATAGCTTCGCTGGCAGCGGCACCATATTTCCTGCTGCACATGCTGCCAAGATACTAGCGACAGGCATCGAACTCAATCAGCAATATTACGGAATTTGTCTCCAAAGATTGCAAGGATTGGGAAGCATTGATCCTGCAGAGCAAGGCAAGGCCTTGATGGCGGAACTAAACCAGCTTAAGGAGTAGCACATGCCCCTCGAATCAGCGAAAACTCGGCTCTGGAAGTGGGAGCCGGAGAAGGTAATCATCGGAACGCATGATGACGCGGTGATGATCCTGCCGGAGGATTGGGCACCACAACAATTCCATATCCGATTGATTGCGTGTCGTAACCTCTGCAAGCGCACGCTGCAATAACATTGCACAATGAATGAACCAAAATAATTAGGAGTTGGTCATATGGCTCAAATGACGGTAAGTGCAAGTGGACCTCTGAACGCGAAGATAATGGTTGTCGGAGACTACCCAACGGAGCAGGATCTTCGTCGTGGGGAGCCCTTCATCGGGGGCGGGGGATTTGAACTCACCAAGATGCTGCAAGAGGCAGGCATCCGTCGTGATGATTGCTACATGACCCTCGTCATGAAATCTCGCTGCTACCCCAATGAACTGCACATTATAGAAAAGAAAAAGGACCGCCAGCCGAGTCACATCTACTTTCAGGGGCAGTTCATCACGCAGAAGCTCTATGATGCGTGCATGGCGATTCGTGATGAGGTGGAGCGCGTCAAACCCAACGTGATTTGCACCGTTGGGGATTTGGCATTGTTCGCGTTGACTGGCCAAACATCCAGCTACAACTACCGTAGCTCGATCATGGATTCGTTGTTGACACCAGGGTATAAGGTCATCCCGACGTTGAAGGTGGATTTGATCCATCTGCAATACGCTCGCAGACCCTGGATGGTTCACGATTTCAAGAGGGTGAAGAAGGATTCACTGACTCCGGGGCTTTTTCACCGTGATTACTCTCGATTAATCGCAGTAGATAATTCGGCTGAGTGGTTTCAATTGATGTGCGAGCGTTTGGAATGGCTGCACGATAGAATAGATTTGAGTGAAGGTGACTTTCCAGTATCTTGCGATATCGAAACACGTTCGGGACATATCACTTGTCTGTCTTTCGCGTGGGAACCGACCAAAGGACTGTGCGTACAATTGAGCCCTCTCAGAAATCCTGAAGGATTTTGGGACCCCAAACAAGAGTCAGAACTTGTTCATAGAATTTGTGCAATCCTCACACATCCGAAAGTTCTTCTGGTCGGCCAAAACTTCAACTACGATCTCCAATACATCCACCGTCATTGGAGCATTCTCCCCACGAACGTAGCTGACACAATGCTCATGCAGCATTCCTGCTTTAGCAGCTTGCCAAAGAACCTCGGGTTTCTCTCCTCAATGTACTGCGACGACCACCTCTACTGGAAGGATGACCGCACCGACTGGAAAGAAGGTGAGGACGGTGAGGACGAGATGAAGTATTGGGAGTATTGCGCGACAGACAGCTGCCGCACTCTCGCTGTCTATCATGTCCTCAAGTCTGTCTTAAAAGGCATGGGACTTGAATCCGTCAACTCCTTCCAGCAATCCCTACGACCGAAAGTTCTCAAGTCAATGATCCGTGGTGTGCGGGTGGATCAACAAAAACGGTCCGACCTATCACTCACTCTCATGCGAGAGGCGGAAACCCGCAAACATTGGATGCGTGAGGTACTAGGCTATGAAATCAACTACCGCTCTCCCATGCAAATGCAGGATTTCTTTTATAGGCAGATGGGCCTTAAAAAGATTACTTCTCGAACCAGGGGAGTCACAACAAATGATGCGGCTCTTCAGTCTCTTGGAGCCCGTGAGCCAATTTTGTGGCCTGTCATACGCAAGATCTCTGAACTTCGCTCTTTGGGAGTGTTCCATTCCACTTTCGTGCTGGCTCCCCTCGACGCGGATCGCAGAATGCGTTGCTCCTTCAACATTGCCGGTACGGAAACCTACCGCTTTTCATCCAGCAAGAACGCATTCGGCAGCGGGATGAACATGCAGAATATCCCCAAAGGCGGGGAGACTGCAGATGCTGGGCTAGAACTACCGAACATTCGAAATATTTTCATCCCGGATGAAGGCCACACCTTCTTCGACATCGATCTCGATAGTGCCGACCTCCGAATTGTTACCTGGGAATCCGGCTGCGAATGGATGAAAGAAAACTTCAAAGCTGGCCGCAAGCCCTATGTGGAAGTGATGAAGGAATACTACCATGACCAAAGTATGTCGAAGAACTCGCACCCACGCGAGTATGCGATGTTTAAATCCCTGTGTCACGGGACAAACTATCTCGGCACAGCGGAAGGTATTGCTCCTAGGATCGGGCTCAATGTACATGAAACTGAGCGTATCCAAAAATGGTACTTTGGATTATGTCCTGAGATTGCCAAGTGGCAAAGTGATATCAAAAAACAGGTTTCCTCACGACGATACGTGGAGAACGCTTTTGGCTATCGGAATTACTTTTTCGACAAAATCGAAGGGACTATCTTTAACCAGGCTATCGCTTGGATACCGCAGTCATCTGTCGCTTGTCTCATTAATCGCGCATATGTGGCTATCGACGATGCCTACGGTGATTGGATTCAGATCTTACTACAAGTCCACGATTCGCTCGCGGGGCAGTTTCCGACTTCTAGGAAAGACGAGGCATTAGAACTGATTCGCAATGCGGCATCAATTGCAATACCATATGAAGATCCCCTCTACATTCCGGTGGGGGTGGTGTCCAGTGAAAAATCTTGGGGAGAGTGTGGCTAATGTACTCCTATTTCGTTTTCCTCTCAATGAATGACGGCACCTTCATCCAGCTAAATGTCTGCTCCGGGCTCGAACCAGAACAAGTCGCAGTATGGCTTGCCGAATTCTTCAAAGCTGTAGACGCTCGGCTGAAAGCCTTACACAAACCAGAAAGGACCAAAGATGCCTTTAGATTTCGCATACTACTCGATCCAGCTCATAATGATGATGTTATATGACCAAGCCGGGGTAAGCCCTTAGAAGGGTTTAAATTATCAGGTGAGTTCCCGGGCCGCTGTGACAACTCCCCTATCTAAATAAAAAGCCACCTCAGTTTCAGGTGGCTTATTTCTTACCGGGATTACTTTTTATTAATCTACGCACAAAACCCATCTTCCAGCTACTTTCCCCAATGCGACCAACCAAACGCCCGCACGCCTAGCCACACAATAAACCGCCTCCATAGAGGAACCCCCGTAATCGCGGATGCCTCATAGAGAATCGCATCGGCTTGGACACGTGTACACGGGTGTGTGGTGTACAGAAAATCATGCACCGCCGATGCCTCCGAACTCGTATCCCCACACAACTCATACACCACGGGGATGCGGGGCACAGAGGCAAAGTCTGTAACAAACCCTACCGGCACCGTGATTTCCTTCCCTAGCACGTCCGTGTAATAAACCAGTGGAGCAGTCAGCCTCCACCGGCCATCATCG